TATCTTGTAAAAGAATTCGAAATGAAAAAGAAAGCGGCTGAGTTGCGCCGTGTGACAGTCTCTGATACTGGTACACTTGACACCAACAAGTTGCACACTTACAAATTCAATGACGATATCTTCCGCAAGATTGGTTCTGTTGCACAAGGTAAGAATCACGGCATTGTAATGTTCCTTGATTGGTCTGGTTCTATGATTGATAACCTGACTGGTACGATTGAACAGTTGATTACAATGGCAACATTCTGCCGCAAAGTGAATGTTCCTTTTGACGTTTATGCTTTCAGTACTGAGTATAAAAAGAGTCAAAATGTGTCAATTGAAAATCGTAGAATTGACATTATCCCAAGTCAATTGCAGATTGATAACTTTCACTTGTTGAACATTTTGTCTAGCAGTATGAAAAATCAAACGTATCGCAAATTTGCAAATGATTTGTTGAATATTGCTGAAGCATACATGCCTTACAGAAATTATCGCAAAAACTATAAGTCAAGTTATATCAAAGAAGGTATGGGTCTTGGTGGTACTCCTTTGAATGCGACAATTCAAGTTGCATCTAATGTTGTCAATGACTTCCGTAAACGTACTCGGTCTGAAATTGTGAACGTTATCTTTTTGACCGATGGCGAAGATTCAAATACTCTTTGGACCGATAATGAATTGGGACGTAGCCAACGCATCGGACCTTCTAACTATCATTCAGTTTCATATGTTGAAGATGAAGAGTCTGCAAAAACATATCGTGTAAGTGACAAAGGTGTAACGCCTACTCTGTTGCAAATTCTGAAAGACCGTACTGGTTGTAATTTGATTGGATTCTACATTCTGCCAAAGAGCAAACGTTATTTCCAAAATGCAATGACACGTTTCAACATGATGATGACAGACGATGGTTACAAACAATTCCGTAACGAAAAGTTTTTCTCTGTTAACGGATATGGTTACTCTGAGTATTTCTTGATTCCTGGTGGCGAAGATTTGTCTACTGAAGATGATTCGCTTTCAGATATTCTTGGTGATACTAAAGATGTTTCCTCACGTAAGTTGAAAGGTGCATTTTTGAAAATGAACCAAAACCGTTTGACAAACCGTGTTCTTCTCTCTAAGGTAATCAAGGAAATTGCTTGATGTTGTATAAAAACAACACTCTTGACTTACCATGAATACTCTGTTATACTACTAGTATTGAAATTGATTTTTAACTGAAAGGCAAATTATATTATGATTACGCAAAGTGAAAAAGTTGCATTTGTTACCGAAGCCGCAAAACGTTTTGGTGAAATTGTAACCCGCCAACAATTGGTGACACTTTCTGAAGAGACTGGCGCAAAACGTCAGTTCTGGCTTGAAGCCGATCAATACCGAGTTGGTCGTGGCAAGTATCAATTGCCCCTCCAAGAATTTAACGTTAACATGGCTGGACTTGCACTAGTCAAATCCAATCCAGTTCCTTCTATGCCAATCTCCGAACCTATCATGGCTCCTGTTGCAAAGGCAGTAGCAAAAATGTCTTCAGTTGCACGTATGCAAGAAGGCGCAATTATTCCTAAAGTGAATTCATTGTACGTTCCTTTTGGATTCTTTGACAACATGAAACGTATTGTTGCATCAAAGAAATTTTATCCAGTATTCGTTTCTGGTCTCTCTGGTAACGGCAAGACTTTCATGGTTGAGCAAGCATGTGCCCAATTGAAAACTGAATGTCTCCGTGTGAATATCTCGCCTGAGACTGATGAAGATGATTTGATTGGTGGCTTCCGTTTGATTGACGGTGAGACAAAATGGTTTGATGGTCCAGTTGTTCAAGCAATGAAGTCTGGTGCCGTTTTGATTCTTGATGAAATTGATCGTGGTTCAAATAAACTAATGTGCTTGCAAGGTGTACTTGAAGGCAAAGGTTTGTTCGTTAAGAAGACTGGTGAATTTGTTGAACCTGTTACAGGCTTCAACGTTATCGCTACTGCAAACACCAAAGGTAAAGGTGACGAATCTGGTCGCTACATGGCCGCTACAATTCTTGATGATGCGTTCCTTGAGCGTTTCCCAATTACTGTTGAACAAGAATATCCTGATGTTAAAATTGAAACAAAGATTTTGACTAAGTTGTTCGCAAGCCTTGGCATTGATGACAAGGCATATGCAGAGAATCTTGTGAAGTGGGCTGATATCATTCGTAAGACTTTCGAAGAAGGTGCTATTGATGAATTGATTTCTACTCGCCGTCTGTCGCACATTGCTGAAGCATACACTATCTTCAACGATAAGATGGAAGCAATCAAGTATTGTATCAATCGTTTCGATAACGAAACAAAGACTGCATTCCTCGACTTGTACAGTAAGATTGATGCTGGTATCGACCCTATCGCAGAAGTCGAGTCTAAGCCAGATGTAATTACAGACGAAATTCCTTTCTAATCTCCTTGGCAGTAATGCCTTTGAGGCTACTGAAAAGTGGCCTCTTTTTTTATATATAAATATGTACTCACTAATAACACTATGGAGAAAATATGCAATTTGAAATTGACATTGAACAACTAAGACAGAAAAAACTGTTTATCGCAACACCGATGTATGGCGGACAATGCCATGGATCGTACACTAAAGCAATTGCAGACTTAATGACACTTTGCACAAAGTATGGCGTTGAGGCACGATTGTTTTTTATCTTCAACGAATCTTTAGTACAACGTGCTAGAAACTATTTGACAGACGAATTCGTTCGTAGTGGAATGGATTATATGTTGTTTATCGATAGCGATATTCACTTTGATGCACAAGACATTTTTGTGATGATGCATCATGCAATCACTAGAGATGACATGGATGTTATCTGTGGACCATATCCAAAGAAAGCAATTTCTTGGGAGAAAATCAAATCAGCAGTAGACAAAGGTTTCGCAGACAAGAATCCAAATCATTTGGAAGAGTTTGTTGGCGACTATGTTTTCAATCCGGCAGAAGATACACAATCATTCCGACTTGATGAACCTGTTCAGGTGAAAGAAAGCGGAACTGGATTTATGCTGATTAAACGTACTGCATTAGAAAAATTTGATGTTGCATTTCCAACACAAAAATATCGTCCAGATCACGCACGTACAGAAAACTTTGATGGTAGCAGAGAAATCATGGCGTACTTTGATTGCGTTATTTGTCCAGATACAAAACGTTATCTCTCAGAAGATTACATGTTCTGTCAATGGATGCGTAAAGCTGGTGGAAAGATTTGGTTGCTTCCATGGTTGCGTTTGAAACATGCTGGCACTTATATCTTTGGTGGTTCGTTACAAGCACTTGCCGCTATCAATGCGTCACCCACAGCAGGCGAAAATGTTCCAAAGAGAGGACATGGTACGTAAATGATTGACTATCGTTATAATGAAGATGAGACTTTACATGAATTGAAGTCTTATATTGATGCGACATATGGACAACATTACTCACGTACTAAATTCCAAGCAACAGAATTCATCATCGATGGAGGACACGGTGAAGGATTCTGTATTGGTAACGTGCTGAAATATGCACAACGATATGGCAAGAAAGACGGACGTAATCGTAAAGACTTGCTAAAAATTATACACTATGCTATAATCATGTTACACGTACATGACTTGAATGAAGGAAATCAAAATGAAACTAAGTGAATCAACAATTAATGTTCTTAAGAACTTTGCAACTATCAATTCTGGTATGCAATTCAAACAAGGCTCTACTGTCAGAACAATCTCAAAACAACAAAACGTTTTGGGTAAAGCTACAGTAAGCGAGACATTCGATTCTGATTTTGTCATCTATGACTTGAATCGATTCTTGTCTCTAGTCGGATCGCTAGACAATCCAGAAATCGTAGTCAATACCGACACGAAAAATCTAACAGTTAAGTCTGGAACTTCAAAAACAACTTATGGACTTTCTGATGAGGCAATGATTGTTGCACCACCAGCAAAAGAAATTAAAGTTGAAAATGCCGAAGTGAATTTTACGCTGACAAAAGACAATTTGAATCAAGTATTGAAGTTGTCAGGCATCTTGGGTCTTCCAAACATTGCTGTTGTTGGTGATGGCGAAAGCGTATCAATCACAGCACTTGATGCTAAGAATGATGATGCAGATAACTTCTCAATCAAAGTTGGTGAGCAATCAGCAAACTTCAAATTTATTTTTACCACAGAAAATCTAAAGATGATTCCTGGCACATACAATGTTGCAATTTCATCTAAAGGTATTTCTCATTTCAAACATGCGACAGACAATATTGAATATTGGGTTGCTACTGAAGCTGGTTCTAAGTACGAAGGTTAATATTATGAGTAATGTGATTGTTCCGTCCTCTCCAGAGGACCGTAAAAAGATTCTGGATGCATTGGTTGAAATTTCAAACTCACTCACTCGCATTGAAGCAGAGCGTGATTTGATTAAAGATATTCTCACCACAGTTGAAGATAACTTTGAATTGCCAAAGAAGTACACACGTAAACTTGCAAAGATTTACCATAAACAAAACTTCACCGAGATTCAACAAGAACAAGATGATGTTGAAACTCTTTATGAGAGTGTGGCTAAGTAACACTCGCTTGCATTCTAACATGTTCTATGTTAGAATATATTATTATGTTATGAATAAGGTGAACACATGCTACAAGATTACTTGTGGGTCGAGAAGTATCGACCAAAAACTGTTGAAGACACAATTCTTCCAGCAGACTTAAAGGCTACGTTCCAACAGTTTGTTGAACAGAAGAACGTTCCGAATCTAATTCTTACGGGCGGTCCTGGCGTTGGTAAAACTACTATCGCAAAGGCCATGCTCGAAGAACTTGGATGTACTTACATTGTTATTAATGGATCGATGAATGGCAACATCGATACCTTGCGAAATGAAATTAAAAACTTTGCCTCAACTGTATCATTCTCTGGTGGTCGAAAATATGTCATACTTGATGAGGCTGATTACCTTAATCCTCAATCTACTCAACCCGCATTACGGAACTTCATGGAAGAGTTTTCTGCTAATTGTGGTTTTATCCTTACTTGCAATTTTCTTAATCGTATCATCGCCCCTCTCCACAGTCGATGCTCCGTTATTCAATTTAAGATAAGCAATACAGACAAGCCAAAACTTGCTGGTCGTTTTATGAAACGTGTGACTGGCATTCTTGAAAAAGAGAACGTAGAGTTTGAACAGAAGGTTGTCGCTGAACTTATTATGAAATACTTTCCTGATTGGAGGCGTGTTCTTAATGAACTACAACGTTACTCTGCTACAGGTAAGATTGATACGGGCATTCTCGCTAACATCTCGCAAGATAATTACAAGGCTCTTGTCGAACGAATGAAAGCAAAAGATTTTTCAGGCATTCGAAAATGGGTTGCAGAAAATCTAGACAATGAACCATCTGCATTGTTTCGAAA